ACCCGATCGTATCCTTTTCGAACTTGCGATCGTTCGTAATGATGACATTATCGGGAACTGCTTGCGAGATCCATGTATCGGAAAACGGCAAGCGAACCACCTTGACATTGTCGGGAAAGGTCCAGTCCAGCGTATCGTCCAAGTAGAGAATGATGGAAATGCCCGTCTTGACCAGAATGTCGAACTGGGCCTTGTATCCTTCCTTGTGGAGCAGCGGCGGGCGATCTGCAGGAATGAAGAAGGCACTCACAAATGTGCGTTGCCGATTGTAGTCGATAAAGGTGTTGGAAAGATCGCTGTGTCCCGGACGCTGATATCCCATCGGCTTCATCGTGTAGTACCAGGTGTCGGCCAGCTGGAGGGGCTTCCAGTACTGGTCCAGAATGTACATCCAGTGCTGGTACGGGTTTTGCATATAAAGAGCAAGACCCTCCTCCCAGCGACGAATGAGTGTGTCGTAGTATTTCTGGTGGACAATGTATCCGGGCGTTGATTGCGACTCAATCACGCGTCCAAAGGTTTCCCCCGGAAGACACCGAACCATATTATAGGCAATCAGCACGACATCGTAGTCCTCGGGCAGGGTTGCGATTGTTGTGCGAAACTCCTCGGGACTGACATCAGGATTGAGTTGGAAGTCATCCTCAAAAACCATGACGGACGGATAGTTCCGTTCACGTGCGAGCTTGAGAACTTCGAGATGGGACTTGGAGCAGCCGATGCCGCCCGGGCTCATTTCAAAAGCAGAGAACCGCTCCACCTCGATCCCCATTTTCGAAAACTCTGCCTCCACCTGCTCGCGGCGGTCGGTGCGCCGGTCGAGATTAATGTAAAAGGAGTGCATTGTCTTTGCGGTCTATTTACTCCTACAATCTCTAACGAAGAAGTCAAATGTGGTCGTTTCTAGACCGCGTTGTCTATATTAACCTTGCTCACAGAACGGACCGGAAGGAGAAGATGGAAAATATGTTTTTAAAGTCGTTTCCTAGATGGTCCCGGTTCGATGCGATTCGCGATTCAAATGGAGCAATCGGGTGTGCGAAGAGTCACATTGCAGTATTGGAGAAGGCGCTTGCGGACAACGTCAAGAACATCCTTGTGCTTGAAGACGACTGCAAATGGGTCACGAAGAGTATGGCGCACTGGAACACGGCATATACGATGGTTGAAGAGCTTGTTTCCTCTGGCAGATACGATGTTGTGTCGCTGGGTTGCACAGTTCCTGAATACGAGTCGGATCTTCGTCTCCGCAAGGGATGCACGGCCTCCTCCTACATTGTCAATGGTCGGTACATTCCAACCCTGTTGGCGAATTTCAAGGAAGCACTCGCAGCGTTGGAAATTGTGAAGAATGCTCACAATGAATCGTGCATTGACCAGCACTGGTATTCGCTGATGCAGAAAGACACATGGTTCATGCCGGTGCCCGTGATGGTTGTTCAGCATACAGACCAGTCGGATATAAATAATACCATAAATGACGGAACATGGTCACAAGTCATTGATATTCCAAAGACAATTACGCACGCGTCTATAGGAGGAGGTCTAGGCAACCAGCTGTTCAAACTTGCAGCACTGGATCACGTTGCTCGGAAAACCGGGCGCATCATCTATCTGAACGACTTGCAAAACAGGTCGACTCATTCAGGCGTTTCCTATATGGATAGCATCTTCTTGTATTGGAAGCACCTCTATCGTCATTCGTTTCCGCATACATCAGTCAGAATAACGGAACGTTCTTTAAAGTATCAAGAATGGGATTCATCTGCTCAACATATTGTGATGGATGGGTACGTGCAGGATTGGCGGTATATCGACCGTTCCTTTTGCGGTCGGATCGCGTTCGACCGGACGTGTCTGTCGCGCCACCCCGGAATCCAAGAAACCGTATTTCTACACATTCGTGGAGGTGATTATGTTGGAAACAAGATCCACGACATTGGACTCGATGCGTATTATGTGGCAGCAATCGCACAATTCCCTCCTGAAACCCGGTTTTCTATCTTTACAAACGACCGATTTTATGCAAACTCCAAGACGTTCATCAAAGATCTGAATTGTGTATTTGTAGAGGAGAACGAAGTGGATAGCGTGTTTCTCATGTCACAATGTGCGGGAGGGATCTGCGCTAATTCTTCCTTTTCATGGTGGGGTGCCTATCTGAATTCCAGCAGAAAACTTGTGCTCCCCTCCAAGTGGTACAATTATGCGGATTTTGTCACTGAAGGTTACTACTTCCCCGGATGTACGATTATTAGTGTTTAGTTCTTGCAATACACATTATAAATACAGTTGACCATGTGTTCACACTGCTGCTTGAATATGTTTTCTACATCGAGCGATGCAAGCTCTTCTTCCGAGATCGGGAGCTGCTCACAATAGCTCTCCTTCAAGAGCGTGACGGAACTATGCGGATTGAATGCCGGCAAAATCCCATTCAGCGCCAACCGTTGAGACAGGTCAACATCTTCTCCTTGTCCATGACAGAGTCGTTCGTCAAGCGGAAATTGAAGTGCAACGCTCTTTTTGATAATAAAGTACGCCCCTGAAATGTACATGAGCTTTGCAACGGGTGTTGAATCGTAGTCATACGGCAAAAGTGTATGAGGGAGGATATCTGCTTTAAACAACAGGTAATCGCGGTATCGTTCGCCGTTCGGCTTCTTTATTTTGGTCACGTAAAAATCAGTCGAACCCGTGTACATGAGCATTCCATCATACCATCCTGTATCTAGTTTGATGTAATCATGCATCAGGACAATTGTGTCATATTGTGCCTGTTGGCAAATAATGTTCTTCTTGCGCGTGATCCAACCGCGTTTGATATTTTCATTGAACCGAATGACGCGAACATACCTGCGCTGCGAAAGGGGCGGTGTGTAGTTTCCCACAACAATGATTTCCATACGAGGAATGTTTTGCCCAAGAATGGACTGGATGCTTTGGTAAACCGTTCGTTGGTTATCAAGCGTTATAATACCGAAAGTAATGTCCATCTCTTTTTCATAATATGTCGGACAGTGTTTACGATAACTACACGAATTATGTCCATAAGATCTGTACAGACAAGAATATTCGCGGGTTCAAGTCGCATCCCGATTACAACTATGTGCTCGAACATGTGCTAGAATCCCAGGGTCGAGCGTACTTTGACCTGCTGGTTCAGGTATTTCCTATTGACGTAATCCGCGCATTTTGTGTCAAGAATGACTCGGTTGGAAATCCCAGATGTACCATGTACGATGGACTGGTCGTGTCGCCTACGTCGCTCCGGTACCTGTACCATGCACATCTCATCCTCACGCATTTGAAAAAATCAGATACGCGAGCTGTCGTGGAAATCGGCGGAGGATACGGTGGATTGTACCTTGCAATCGACTTTTTACAGTCTCGCTATAATGTGTCGATAGAGTCCTATACCATCATCGACTTGCCGGATCCCAGCATGTTGCAGCAATATTTCTTGTCCTCTTTTTCTACAACGATTCCCAAGCATTTTCTAACATCGGATAACTATGGTGTCGAAGTTGGAGAACCTGTGTTTCTTGTCAGCTGCTACTGCTTCAGTGAAATTGCAAAAAATCACCAGGAGGGATACATCCGTGAACTGATACCCAAGGTAACAGGTGGATTCATTGCCTGGAATCATATTCCCGTTTACAATTTTGGATTTGATGGCATGGATGTCCAAGACGAAGTCCCAAACACAAGTTACCAGAACAAATACGTCTACTTCTAAAGATCCAGTGAAGGAACGGTTGATACCGGTGCCTCGGGCAGCGTACCATTCTTGCGGTGCTCGCAAATCTCGTCCCATGTCTTTTGCAGGTCGGGAAGGTGCGACGGAAGCCATGTCGTGTCCTTGGGCACAAACTCCTTCTTCTGGGTCAGTAGAACCCAATGTACAAACTGGCAGTCCTCGGGAAGCGTGCGGCGCCACTCCTTGGGATCTGCAGAGTCTGGCTTGTAATGAACCTCGCCTGTATCATCGACAACCGCAATCATGCCCTTGCGTCCCGTGTGCTCTGCCCACACAGACTGGGTGACTTGCTTGAACCGGAACTCGACATACTCGCACTCGTCAATTCCCGTGCACTCCATCTGCATCTGCATTTGGTGTACGTAGGAAGCAGGAATACCAGGTGTCTCTGCCCGTGAATAGGGACACTTGAACTCCACCAGCCGGCCCCGACGGAACTCGTCGCCCGGCGCAGTCGGAATCACAATACCGTCGGGGGACGCGCCCAAGAAACCGTATTTGCGGTGCTGGACACACGAGACATCCACAACCTTGCACTGGGTCTCCTCCTCAAAGATGGACTTGGCAACAGGCTCCATCCGAGTTCCCCAAATCAGTGCCATGGACGTACCCTGACCGCCCTCCTTGCGGGGCTCGAGCTTCCGTAGCATCAAGGTACGACGAGCAGCAGGTGTGCCCCAGGCGTCCGACACCTCGGAAGCAGTAATCATCTTGTCGCGTGCGGTGTACCACGCCTCTGTGCGCTGCTGCTCCTTGCCGTACATGCGAATGACGCGACGCATGCACCGGTCCCGCTCCCACAGCCGACCGATGCGTCCCTTCATGAGCTCGTGCACTTGCTCGGAGACATGCTTCTTCAGAAAGCGGAACGAGAGCTTGGGCTCCTGCTGGTGGAGGAAAAGTGCGAGCTTGCGAATCTTGGACTGCAGGTGAGTGTAAGGCGCCTCTGAAAACCATGACTCCATTACGTTTGATTCTGTTTGACGTTCGAAAACTCATTTTCACGCCTAAAATATAGATTACGGTATGGAGGTCATTCAAAGCAAAGAACAGTTGGTCCTGTACCGTCTCGAATCATTTTATAGCAACCCTGCAGTTTTCGAGCGTGTCCAAACAATCCTCTCCGGCAAGTCCCGGCTCAGTCTGCGTCTTTTGGACTGGTTTGTGACCAATTATGCGAAGAAGCACAATGTGTCGTTCATGACGACATCCAACCGCCACGTCATTGTGTACTTGGTCTACAAGGCGCATCTCAAGGCGTACAACAAAAAGATGTTTGATCCGTTCTGTCGCTGCAAGAGAATCCAGTTTCGTGGACTCGATACGACGGTCGGTCAGCTCAACTTTTTCGAGTGGGTGATTCAGGACGAGGTTCTGGATTATCTCGAGACGCACTATGAGGAGATTCATCAGGATATGGAGGAGTGCTCCCAGGTTCTCGTGCCGGACGGCGAGGAGGGTCGTCGCAAGAGACATGAGCTGTCCCGCTCGGCAACCAAGTCGGTCAAGCGTCACGATGTGAGGGTTGTTGTCTCTTTTAACTAACAATGCAATCCAAGATTGACCCCACGATTGTGTATGAGACGATGCGGGATGTGACCGAGCACGACATTGATATCGTCTCGGACTTGTGGAGCATGGGCGGTCGCCAAGTGTATCGCGGCGCACGCGATCCCCGGTATACCCATGCCAATGTGTATTGGCTGTACAATGAAGAGCTGGATCGTACTGGATGTTCCGAGCACAAACTCGACAATAACACGCACGTCAACTTGCTGTGGTTTCAGGATTCTCCGTTTGGAACCTTTTTGCAAGAAGATGGGTGGACGGAAGGCGACAGTTTCTGGACGTTGGTTCCTGAGCATGTGTATGAGCGGTTCTTGACGGAAGGATGGACGTCGCCGCGGGATGTGCTGGAGCAATGTATCAAAAACAGTGATCGTCGTATCGTGACACCGAGCATGCTGAGCAAGATGCCTGTAATGTATGTATGTGATACGTGCAAGACCAAGTCGTTGAGTCCGCATGGTCGTCCGGTGCCGCTGGACTTTCCCAACAGGGAAAAAATTGTGTTTGTGGACGAAACCTTG